CAGGCTCAACATCAGCTTCACAATATCCCTCGCCATCAGTGAAGTAGATAAATGCCTGAACGTCATCCACATCTTCAGAATGATCATTGAACAAATTAAAGGGTGGCTCGAACCTAGTTCCTCCCCCACCTCTAACAGTCAATTCAAGATCATCGCCTTGATCGAGTTCATAGATATCCCACCACTCTTTTTGTGCATTCTTACGAACCACAGTATCGCAGTAGCAAACCCTGATCTTATCAAGACCACAATCTATAGCCATCGCCTGAATCTCAGTAGCGAACATATTAAGTTCGTGCTGAGAGACTGAAGCTGAAGTGTCAATCGCAATAGCTAATTCGCCACCTTGCGGAGAACGAACCTTGCTAGGTAAATTGACCCCTCTCCAAGAATGGTTTCTATGAAGCCTTGACCATGATGGGTCATTGCTCTGAGTAGACTGTAAAAGATTTTGTAATTCTTCTTTCCAGTCTACTGAAACATCTTGATTGGATTCAGCCAAGCCACGACCTGAAGAAGTACCCTCACTGCTCATTCCATGTAGCTTATCAGCCATTGAAACTGCCCTTTGGATTTCACCCTTAAGTTCTTGCATTTCTGCTTCATTCATAGGTGAACCATCTTCAGTTGTTGCATCCCAAACTTCGCCAATTGCAGTTGGTATTGAATCGAACAATGATTCGCTAGTGTCATCACCAGTTCCCTCGCCATTCGATTCGCCATCTGCATCAGCTTCTGCATCCTGATCTTCAGAAATATTTCCTTGACCAGTCTCAGAAGTTTCCTCGCCATCGCCTGAACCCTGAGTCTGAGCATCTTGCTCTTCTTCAGAATTTTCGCCTTGAGGTTTTTGTTGCTTAATCTGATTGATAGCATCTTGCAACGCATCCTCATCTTTAAACAAAATTTGATAAACCTTTTCAGCAGTCATGCGATGATATTTTCTATCGAGACAACCTCCATCAGGAAGTGTGTCTCCAAGATCATAAACAAGATAAGCATTGATCACATAGTCACAAGCTATGTTCCAAACTTTGGGATGTCTCTTCCCTCGTCTGATCATATGCTCATAGACAACGTGAAGTGCTTCGTGCTTGAGAACACCTTGCAGTTCTTCTTCAGTGCAACCCATCACAAATTCAGGAAAGTAATAAATCACTTTGCCATCAGTTGCCATTGTGTCGCATCGAGAAGCATCGACCTCAACCAAGTCAAGGTGGAGGAGGATGGAAGCCATCCCCACATTACCTTTCATTAATTTTGATCTAGCCTTAATGATTTTTTGTAAAGCATCAGTCATTTTTGCCACCACTATAAATTTGACCTAGTAGGTCATCAACAGAGATTGGCTCAACAGATTCTCTCATTTCTTTTGAGATATCTTTTCGTTGCTTTTCAGCAATGTCATCGTCATCTTTTAAGGAATCGATGCCATTGTTTAAACCACTAATTCGAGCATTAAGTTTGACCAGTTTTTGACGAGAGTCATCAACCAGTTCGCTATTGCCTAGTATGTCTCTATTCCAAACTTCAAGCTGTTCAGGGTATGTCTCTAACTTATCGAAGCTAGATTTATTCCAAAAACCTTTTTGTTTTTCTTTAGGGTCATAGTTAGCCAATTTATCTGCTAGATCATTCACACTCTCAATGATGTTGCCGATACATTGATCGACCACTTCTTTGATATTGTTCTCTGCTCTAGAGATAGCTTGTTGCTCTATCTTTTTAGCAAGTTTCTCAGAAACTCCTAAGCGTATGTCGTTGCTATTCCAAGTTGGCACACCAGTGATCTCAAATTCAAATTTGAATTTTTTCTCAATGTCCTCAACCTGAGGAATGTTCCAAGCATCGAATAACTCGCCTAGATTTCTCTTGGCTGTTTCATACTTTTTAGGATAGCTTTCAAGAAAAGCATTAACTTCTTTATCCCACACTTGTTTAGCTTTATCTATTTCATGTTGAAGCTGTTCAAGATTAGTGTTTGGACATAGTCTCCAACCACTCGCAGAATTGCCCTCGCTATCCCTAGAATTATCACTCCAAGGAACAGTCAATCTATAGTAAAAATCATTTCTGATTCCATTCAAGATTGAGCGAAAGTATTTATTAATATCTTCGCCAAAAACATGAAGTTGAGGATTAACTAATTTCTCATCAGCCAATCCATGCTCTTCAGCCACTTTGCTTCTAAGTGCTTTGTTTACTTTGATGCCACTGGGATGCTTCGCTGTTAGGCGAACCAAGGTGGCTGTTCTATGCAAAGTTGCACTTAGTTTTTTATTATCATTTTTCATAATAGACCTCCATCTAATTTAGAAAATTGCTGTTTCGATCTTAATTGATCTCATCAGGTGAGAAAAAACATCTCACGACAGCAGAGCAGAAAATATATTTTACTAGTCATATAAATTCTGCCCTCCTCCAGTATCTAGACCTCTAAGTCTTGATGCTTGATTTTGAATTCGCCATATCTAGCAGACTCAACAACATCAGGTCTAGAACCTACCATCGACTTCACAAAGAAAATTCCAAACTCAGGAGTAGGAAGTTTCTCAACATAGTCAACAGCATTTGAGAACCAGTCATCCAATACATTATCTTTGCATTGCTTGATGGCACTCATCAATGATACGCAAGTCGCATATTGCAGACCCATCGAATCAGGGATATCTACATCTTCGCCTTTCAGTATTTTTGGAATACTTGGAAGAACATCTTTAGCTAAAGATCGAAAAGACATAAATTCGATACTCGCAGTTTCTCCAATATCGCCATTAGCGATTTCCTGAATAATTTCTTCAGGTGGCTCAACATTTAAAGTATCACTCAACCTAGTCCATGCTCTTGGACTTGGCTGAGGAGTTAAGACTTTGGGGTCAAAGTCATCGAGATAATCAGGCATAAAATTAATGAATCCTAAAACATCAGGATGCACATCATTTTTCACTGCCCACGATAGCCAATCATTAACATTAGATTCAACATTAATCATCGTGCATCGACCAACCACATGGCTAGGTAGCTTGTTGCTACCAGCACGATCAGTTGATCTATTTCCAGCAACGATTATCTGCCAACCTTTTGGTAAGTGATACTCGCCTATCTTTTTCTCATATAGCAATTGCCCACATATCGCCTGAAGTGATGGGTGACATTGAGCATACTCATCTAAGAATAATATGCCCTCGCCACTCTCAGGAAGATTGCCTAAAAAGGCTCTCTTCTGTTTCTTCGCTTCGATAAATGGCAATCCTGATAAATCGTGAGATTCATAAAGACTCAATCGAAAATCCATAAACCCAAACTCATTCTCTTTTGGATTTATTTTATCTTCGACCAATTTGCGATCATCAGCTAAATCTTCAGCTAGTGATCTAACAATTGCAGATTTCCCAATACCAGTTCCTCCTAAAAGGAATGGAGTATTGAGACCCTTTAACACTGATTTTATCATCAGCATAGCTATACTTGTTTTCATAATAAGACCTCCATCTTTTTGTATGTACAAGTTAATTTCGATGACTGGTAAATAAAATATTTTACCTATCAGTCATCACCAAGACTGGATAACAATTTGCTATCCAGTTTCGCCAAAATTTCATTGGCTCATCAGTTGGTTTAAAGAATGAGTCACTTCATGTTGAGCAAATTCTACATAGTGATCTACTTCTAATTTTGCATCAGACAAAGTATTAGTAGATTCAAAAAAACCATCCATATCTACCCATCCATTCTTTTTATCTGCTTTTCCAATATTCCAATGGGTATACCCTGAAGATGAGGTCATATCGACAATGATATAACCTCGATAAAGATATTCGCCTTTGTGCAATTTTTTAGCTTGATATTTCTTTTTCATAATTTCGACCCTCCAAGGTCATTGTTTCTTGAACCCCAAAATAGGATTCTCATCAGTCTGTTAATTCAGAGACAATTGGAGGATTGTCAGTTCGTTGCTTCCCACCTAGGTCAAGATTTTTATATTCAGCTTTAACGCTTACTTCTTAATCTCCCATACCAGTAGGTATCTCAGATAAAAGAACGACTGTCACTCGTTCTAACCACGCCCATCTGTTTCTGTTGAGGGTCTCGTTCCAACCAACCCTAGCTTTATGTTTCACTAGGAGGGGGTACTGATATCGCATCGTTCCACCCATATGAGAATTATATATAACTGGTAGAAGATATCAACATTTCAATCATCATTGATCTAACCATTAGTGATTGCAGAATGAGGGCATTACGAAACTCCTCCTACTGGTAGATAATATTTCTCATGGATAAAGATAAAACTCAGGACGAAAAACCTAACCTCAAACTGGTCAAAAAAGAACCTGATCTCACCATCAAGCAGAGAGCATTTGTAGATGGAATTGTTAAGGGGAAGTTGGGTAGCTTTAAAGAAGTCTATGCTGATGTCTATGATGTCACTCTAACGAAGCAAGGGAAGATTCCTAAGTGGGTAGAGGTAGAAGCTAGTAGGCTCATGGCTAACCCTAAGGTGTCACTAAGCATCACCAAGGGATTAGAGCGTAGAGAGGTCAATGCAGTGGCTTCTACTACTCGAACGAGAAGCTATGTTCTTGAACAGCTTATGAGAGAGTCTAAGGAAGCAGACAGTGACAGCACGAGAGTTAGGGCATTGGAATTGTTGGGTAAGACAGTGAACCTATTCAGCGACACCTTAGAGATTAAGGAGAGCAGAACCAGTGATGACATAGAGAGTGAGATTGAGCAGAAAATTGAACAGCTACTAATGGAGAACGATCAATCCCATTAAGTAGACCCCCCATAAAGAGAATGGATTCCCATATCTATGAATGACCCCCACCCCCCTTATATACTGGAGCATCTGACTATCATATATACATAGTGTTTTGCACATAATATGACCTAATTTCACATACCCCCCCCTATTATATATTGCATTTTGCTATCTTTCTTTGCCATATACCCCTTTTTTCTAGGTAAAAACTGTTTTTTGCACCCCCCCCATACTATATTTTCAAAATTAAGGGTTGATTTTTATGTGAAGCCATGCAATATTGTATAATCTGTAGATACATATACCTAGTATCCAGTGAATACCTAATGAGTGCCTACCTATATGTACCTATTAAGTTTTTTTATTTAAGATTCACTACCTATTAGGTATATACTAGATAGTAAGTATGGATAAAAGTGTACTAAGTAAAGTAAAGAACCTATCCTCTGATCAGAAGCAGGAACTTCTTTCCCTGTTAGAAGAACTAGAAAAAGCCAAAGGTAGAGAAAAGTGCCATGAGGACTTCATGACCTTTGTTGGGGAGATGTGGTCAGCCTTTATCCATGGTAGACACCATGAGATTATGGCGGATGCCTTCGAGAGAGTCGCTAGAGGCGATCTGAAGCGTTTAATTATCAATATGCCACCT